GTGGTTATTATGGTTAGTTGAATGGGTTGATTTGGACGATGTATAGATCGACGGCTGCTCCAGCTGTTAAGGCTGTGAGTAATGGAACTGTTACTGTCTGTACGGTTGTTGTTCCTCCAGTTAATGTGATAGTGAAGTTTGCTACATTGGTTACACCAGATGAGGATGCGACGTAAGAGTCGACGGTATCTAGTGGTGGTCCAGCTTTGCAACCTGATGTGTAAGTGACAGGTGCGCCAGCCATTGTTGCTGTTGTAGCGAGTATGTGATAACTGATAAGAAACGTTGCGCCAGAGAGTTCAGGGGGAAAAGTTATGTCGTCTAGATCTATAGTTGGAATGAAGTTCGTTTGGGGTTGGGTGACCATGTTTCCGAAGGGTGTTGCCAATGTGATTCCTGTTGTGGATCTGCCTCTATACGATAAGAGTGTTCTGCCTAATAAGCCTCCTTCAATTTGAGGTTTGTAAAAGGTAATATCGTATGAGATCCAGAGTTCTCCTACAACTTGTGATGCTGTGCAGCCTGATGTGGCTACATAGAAGTTGCAGAAGTCATAGAATCTTGGGTCACTGCCTGCGGGAACGCCAGTGGTACGTGTGTAGTAAATGCTTTGTGGTCTTTCTTTTGGAGCACATTCTATTGGATGGATGAGCGATTGAGCTGCATTTCCAGAAACAGCAAATTCTGAGTTTGCCATTTGTTGTTTAGATGTGTATCCAGCATCTGCGATATCGTAATCTGTTGCGATTATAACAGATCCGAGAGATGATGTTCCTGAGAAAGTTGAGGATAATGAGTTGAAGCACACGACCATTCCATTGAGTTTGTATTGATCATATTGTGATGCGATGGGGCATAACCAAGGGAAGGTTGCAAATAATCCAGGGTTGACGGAATACTTGTTGATCTTGAACTGTCCTGCGACACCTGAGGCGACTACGTCTCCTAGGTATTCTCTGTGAGCAATTCGTGTTCCGCGTCGTTGGACATTGAATTGAGGGACAGATCCTTCTGCAACAAGGGAAGATTTGGAAAGTGAGTTCTGGCTGACTCTGTAGTCGCCAGTTCCTGAGATTTTTCCTAAAAATCCTCCTATCTTAGATCCTATACTCTTGGATCCAAGTTTTCCTCCAACATAACCCCCTGCTGATTTGAGTGGGTTGTGGATGACATTGTTTATTTGTTTGACCTTCGCTTCTACAGCTTTTGCTTTCTGCTGTAGGTTCTTGATTTTGTTGACTGTTGTTTTGATTTTGTTTGCCATAATTGGTGATAGTGATTTGGTATTTATTCTTGATAAATATCCGGGCTAACTACCTAGCCCACAGTTTCCCGGTGGTTATTGGGTTTTCCCCGCCACCGCGGGGGCCGCAGGTAGGGCTGCGGGCTTAGCAACGTGCCGGTCTTTGATGCGTCTCTTGGCACCTCGGACCTTGACTTCCCGTTGTTGTTTCTCCTTCTTGTAAGTCGTGGTTAATGTTGTTACATGGTAATCGTTATTGATCTTGATGGTTTCCTTTGGCATTTCTACTGGATCTAAATCCGTGTAGAATTTTGGGGCATTAAGTAGATAATGTAAGCAATCTGCTTGTGCCAGCCAATTTTCGAATTGATCATAGTTGAAGTTGGGCATAACTTGGGTCACATATTCTCTGTACCAAAAAGCTTGAGGGTTGTTGAAGTGAGTGGTGGGGTCCTCAGCATTGGCTGTGATATATCTATAGGAGCTGCTGCCGTCCGGGGCTGCTTGCAAATTCCCTTTCAACTCTTGCGCTTTTCTTGCGAATGGGCCAAGAACTGGAGTATTTGCATCGCTCAATGTCAATCCTATGGTTTTGTCTAATAGGATTTGATCGTCTGATAGACCAGGGCGAATATGTGTTACGTGTA